TTGCATGCATTGTGAACGCGCATGGACCTGAAGTACGGCATGCGCGTCAGCTGAACGGAGCCGACTGCCGCAGACATCTCGAGTGGGCGCACGCAGTATCCAGGAAGAACAAACTTAAAGCTGTCGGCAAACTTATCGCCCGTCTTCTTATAGAGCTCGTCGCCTCGAAGGTCACGAACCCAGCCGTGCGCGCGAATGCTCCGCATGTAGTCGGCGAGCTCGTCGTCGTCGGTAACGATCATGCCTCCCTCCATCGTCTGGATGTGGTGGCTGAAGAAGAACGAGAACGTGCCGCAGACGCCAAACGTACCAGCTGGCTTGGCAACACCACCTCTATATGGATCGCGGGATACAGCACCTAGGCTCTCGCAGTTGTCCTCTATCAGATGAATGGATCTTGACCGGCATATGTCGCGCACCACAGTGATGTTCTCTGCGCTGCCGAGGAGGTTGACAGCCAGCACGGCGCGCGTCTTATCGGTGATCGCCTCGGTCATCTTGCTGACGTCGATGTTCAGAGTGTCCTTATCGATGTCGACCAGGACCATCTTGAGCCCGAGCTGGTGGATCGGAAAGTACGTGGTGCTCCAACTGACTGCTGGGACGATCACCTCGTCTCCGGGATTGATGCCGTACTTCTTGCAGTAGACGAGAGCCGACAGAGCGACTAAGTTTGCGGATGAGCCGGAGTTGACCATCACGGCGTTTCTTGAGCCGATGTACCGTGCAAACTCTCGCTCGAACTTAGCGACTCGCTCGCCCATCGTGTACATGCCAGAGAACATGACGTCGGTGACGGCCTTCATTTCTTCGTTTCCCCAGCTGTTGTGAGCCAGGGTGTATGTCGAGTGCATCACTTCGTCCTCTCCGCAGCAATGTCGTATTCTACCATCTCTTCTACCAGTTTGTCAAATGAAATTTCAGGCTTCCATCCAGTAAGCTGCCGAAGCTTCGACGCGTCTCCACAGAGAGCGTCGACCTCAGTGGGCCTAAGGTACTTAGCGTCGGTCTCGACTCTCACCTCGTCGGTCATCGCGTCTCGAGCGACTAGTCCATCTCCAGTCCATACGATCGGAATCCCGGCGCACTGAAACGCTGAGTCGACGAACTCTTGAACAGTGTGTGTCTCTCCAGTAGCGACGACAAAGTCGTCGTACCCGTGACTCACGATCATTCTCATCGCTCGCGCGTAGTCTCGAGCGTGTCCCCAGTCTCGCTTGGCGAATAAATTTCCTAGCGTGATCTTACTCTCTCTACCGGCAACGATGCGGCCGATACCCATAGTGATCTTACGCGTGACGAAGGTTGGTCCTCGTCGAGGACTCTCGTGATTGAAGAGGATTCCGTTAGACACATTCATGTCGTACGCGTCTCGGTAGTTGCGAGAGACGTGGTAGGCGTATAGCTTAGCCGCCGCGTACGGGCTGCGTGGAGACATTCGTGTGTCTTCATGCTGAGGAGGCGGACTCGATCCAAACATCTCTGAAGTCGACGCCTGATAGACTGCAGTTCCCGGAGAGTGCTGCCTGACGGCCTCGAGAACGTTTAGAGCACCGAGGGCGTCGACCTGCGCCGTGTACGACGGCACCTCGAAGCTGACCTTAACGTGCGACTGAGCGGCCAAGTTGTACAGTTCGTCAGGTTGCACGTTAGCGACGATCGAGCTGAGCGAGATATAGTCGGTGACGTCGCCGTAGTGCAGCTTGAGCGAGTCAAAGATGTGGTCGATGCGCGACGTGTTGAACGAGCTGCTTCGACGAATGATACCGTGCACCTCGTACCCGTCATCAAGTAGTGACTCCGCCAGGTAGGACCCATCCTGGCCAGTTATGCCCGTTATCAGAGCCTTCACGTCAAGCCATCCTTGAGTAGTTGCCACTCTTCTCAAACTTAATCTGTGACCTAAACTTATCTATCAGTACGTCACCCTTGTGAGAGATCACAAAGACGTTTGTGTTCTCGAGAGTGTGGATCAACTTGAGAAACTCATCGCAGCCCGCGCCGTCTAGAGACGCATCAAACACTTCGTCGAGTATCAAGATGTTGGTGCTGATGCTGTTCTTAGCTCGAGCGATCGATCGCCAGGTGAATAGCAGCGCCAGGTCGATGCGCATCTTCTCGCCCTCGGAGAACGAGTCGTACGTGAAGTCGTCGCGATGGCGAGACAGAATGCGCTCCTCGAACGTCTCGTTCAATTCAAACTTAACGAAGAAGTCCATCGCCGCCAGATACTTATTGACCAACTGGTTTATGATCGGTATGTACTGACGAATGATCTTAGCCTTGATGCCTCCGTCTCGAAGCATCATCGACGCCGTGCTGTACATCGACTGCTTCTTAAGAAGGACCTCTCGGTCGACTCGCGCCTTGTCCAGCTCGCGGACCAAGTTTTCTAAGTTATCGCGAGAGAACGTCGACTCTCTGTTCTGTATCTCATCGATCTGCTTACGAATGTGGCTCAGGTCGGTCCTGCGTATGCCGAGCTCCTGCCTCGCCTCGCTGGCGATCCTCGAGCACTTCGCCATCTCGTCGGCTAGCGCCTTGAGAGAGTTGAGTTCAGACACAAGGCCGGCTCTCATGTCGGAGAGGTCGGTGCTCGCTTTGTCCAACTTGACGAGCTCGGCGTCGGCCTCGACGATCTTACTCTTCTTGAAGACATCGCTGATTGCCTGGCTGCACGTCAGGCACTCGTCGTTGTCTCGAAAGAAGTCACGGCGCTTCTCGACGCGACGCGTCTTCTTGGTCAAGTCGCTCAGCAGCTCGTCCATACGGCTGAGCTTCTTTCTAACGGACTCGGACGACGAGCTCTCACTGAGACGTATGACCTCAGCCTCGATCGTAGATACTCTCTCCTCGTTCTCAGTGACGAGAGCAGCCGCAGTCGCCTCCTTTTCTCGAAGGTCGCTCAGCTTATGACTAATTGCATCTTCTTCATGACGAGCGCGCGCTCGTTCGGTGTCTATCATACGCTCGAGCGTCTTGATTGACTCTGAGCTGGTATAGAGGGCGTAGTCGTTTGCCTGTATCTTATCCTTGAGCAGGGACGACATCAGAGAGAACAGCTGAATGTCTAGCAAGTCTTCGATGACTTCTCGACGAATACCGGCAGGAAGCTGCATGAAAGGCACGAACGACGACGACCCGAGGATCACCACCTGAGTGAACGTCTTCATGTTCATTCGAAGAACGTTTCGCTCGAGGTAGTCCTGGTAGTCCTTAGCCGATGCAGTCTGGTCGACGAGCTGACCGTCTACATATATCTCAAACTTGTTCGGCTTCGCCCCTCTGACCACGCGCGCGTCCTTGCCGCCGAACGTAAACTCCAACTCGACCAGCATGTCTCGACCGTTGATCGTGTTGACGAGCTGGTCCTTCTTAATCTTTCGAAACGGCTTACCAAACAGAGCGAAGCAGAGCGCGTCGAGGATCGTAGACTTACCCGCTCCGTTGTCGCCAACGATGACTGTGTTGGGCGACTTGTCGAGAAGTATCTCTGTGAACGCGCTTCCCGTCGAGAGTAGGTTCTTCCAGCGTATCTTACTGAAGTGTATCAATCTGTAGGTTCCATGTTCTGCGCTGCGATGTACAGGTTGCGAAGGATTGCTTGAAGCTCAGCCTTGGAGTCCTCGTCGGTCTCGAGTCCCTGCACGTACTTAGTGATGACTGAGAACGTGTCCTCGGCGTCAAGCACCTCATCCTCGCTCAGCTCTGAGTCCAAGTTCTTATGGTCGTCGACGACCTGAACGCTGTACGCTCCCGACTGATTGACTTGCTCGATGTACTTCTCGAACCAGTACGGATTAGTCTTATCGGTGACGATGACCTTCACGTTGGTCTCTGAGAGAGACGCAAAGTCGAAGTCTAGAACTTGACTGAGTTCTCGATCTTTGTCAGTGTACCACACCTTCTTATAGATCGAGTATGGGTTACGAACGAACGTCAGCTCTCGCGCCTCGGTGTCGAAGAAGTGAAAGCCTCGGGGATCGTCATAGTCTGCCCATGTCAGCTCGTACGGAGCACCGAGGTAGTTGATGTTTCTGTCAGTCGACTTGCGGTGAAAGTGACCAGAGCATACGATGTCGAACTTATCGAACACCGAGCGGTCGAATCCCTCGTGGCTCGGCTGACCGCGATACATCTCGAAGCCCTTGATCTCAAGGTGGCCGAAGAGAACCTGAGCTCGACTGTCTCGCATGGCTCGCATGCACTCGTTGTAGTTGCTCGAGTTGATCCACGGCATCAGTAGCACGTTGCTGCTGCCGATCTTCTCCTCGACCGGCTCGCTCACGATCCTCAGTCCGGAGCGAGGCTGACGAAATATCTCCGAGAGCGCGTTGATCTCGTTGGTGTTTCTATAAGGAACGTCGTGGTTTCCCACGAGGACCGTGACTTCAAACTCGTCCGTCTTATCGAGAAACATCTCGTGAAACCTACGAAGAGTCGTGTAGCTCATGTACTTTCGGCGATCGACGATGTCGCCTAGGTGCATGATGGTCTTGACTCCATTCTCACGGAGAGTCGGAAAGAAGACGTTGTCGTAGAACTTAGCGAAGTGGTCTAAGAACTGCGCACTGTCGTTCTTAAAGCCAAAGTGAGTGTCTGTGACGATTGCGATCTTGCCCATCAGCAGATACTATACCAGCTTCTTCTTTTTGTCAATCTTTTCTTTCTTGTCTCCCTTCTTCTCACTCAGACGCTTCTCAAAGTCGTCCATGAACCTGTCCATCTGCTCCTGGGACCACTCTCCGTAAGCAAGAGTTCCCTGATACCTATTGTCGTCTCCGTCCTGCGACCCACTCGTCATGTCGAGGAGCTCAGCCCTGCGAGAGACTGCGTACTTCGTGTAGAGGTACTTCTTCTCAGCTTGAATGCGACGGACGAACGCCCACCATATGATCTGCGTGAAGTACGCGAACGGATTTTGAGACTTCTTTGAGTCGAAAGACTTGACCGCGTTTATCGCGTTCTCGATCCCGTCGGCGATCATCTCGTCTCGAAATGTGTAGTTCTTAAAGTTTGGTCTGTACGCCAAGTGCGTCGCTATCTTGATGATGCACTCAGCGACGTAGGTCGGAATCACTGGGTTCTCTTCGCCCCTGCTGGTCGCCTCGGAGACTCTAGAGCCGTACTCGTTGAGTGCCTTGAAGAAGTCGGCGTTGCTCACGTAGTTGTCACGTTTCTTAGTTGACATTTCAAAAAAACTCCGTATAATTGTCATTGACACAACAGGGAATATTATATACGCGCTAGTGGAGGTACCCTTTGTTAACGTCGCGTACCTTCGACGGTGCGTCGTCCTCTTTAGTCTCATCGGCGTTACGTACGCTAGTGCTGTTTAGATACTGTGCCGCAACGTCACCTGGTGCAGTTATGACTGCAATGATGTGCTGCTTAGGTATCACGACTGCCTCTTTAAAGAGAGAGTCTATCGGCAGCCACTTCATCATCGAGATAGATGCGCGCATCGCTGACGGCTGTATGTTGTACACAAACTGAAGAGCCTCAGTCACGATGAAGAAGTCGTCGTCCTCCTCGAGGAGGCGGCACAACAGATCAGTCCCGTTGCTCAACTTTACGAAGAAGATCGGCTCTTCAGTCGTATCTCGTGAGTCTCGAATGGAAACTTCTCCTGGCTGTACATCTTCACTCGCTCCACTAAGTGGTTCAGAGTGTAGTTTCTCTTTCTTCCGACGGTTAGATCGTCCGCTACGTCGAACAGCTTGCACCATGACTTTCCCTCTGCATTGCGAAGACCACGACCTATGGACTGAAGCGTCCTCACTCTACTCTTTGACGGGCTAGCGAATATCACGTTGTGGAGGTTACGTATATTTATCCCCGTCGAGAAAGTACCGTATGACGCGACGATGACGGTGTCGTTGGTACGTTCCGCCAGAGCTCTAACGTACTCGCGGTCCTCGACGTCGGTGGTTCCGGACACAAACACGCACCTGTCGGCACCGATCGTCTCCGTTATCATGCTGTGCAGTATGCGCCCGTGCGCCTCCACTCGAGTAAAGAGCACCAGGACGTTACCCTTGAGCGAGGTGGCTAAGTTGGCAATGAACTTGTTTCTCTGCGTGCACCCAATGAGGTAGTCGATCTCCTGGTGGTAGTCGCAGTCGACCAGCAGCTTTGCGTCCTCGGGTGGGTGCTTGAGCAGCAGTATCTTAATCTTCAACGAAGCGACGTCGCCTCGCTCGATCAGCGTCGCCGTGTCGGTCACTCTCTCGACTCGACCGAACAGACCCTCGAGAACTAGCTGGTTGACCTCCATACCGTCGAGAGTTCCAGTCATTCCGATGCGGTACGCGACGTGCGGCATCGACGTCATGACTGCTGTCAGGCTCTTAGCCTTGAATCCGTGGGCCTCGTCGCCGATCACTACCTCGAACTGCTCGAACCAATCTCTCGGCATCTCGAATATCGACTGCCAAGTAGACACGACGAACTGACAGTCGCTGTCCTTCTCGACTCCACCCATGATGCCGTGGACTTGCTCGGCGTACCCGTACGACGCAAAGTCTCCGATCATCTGAGTGACGAGAGACTTAGTCGGAACTACGATGAGTGTCTTCTTGTCGTACCACCGAGCGATCATGTATGCTATGAGAGACTTACCGGACGCCGTAGGAGACACGAGCAAGCAGCGGCGGTTCCTCACTGCGAGCGCTAGCGCGCGGATCTGATAGTCGCGTGGTTTTATCGAGAGACCGAGCGTCTTAACAAACTCTTCGGCCTCCGTGAGCGAGAGCTCCTCTGTCGCGGAGTCGCTGGTCTCGACCTCATAGTTCCTGTCGGCTGCAAACTCTCGGATGCGATCGGCTAGGCCGGCGTATATCTTTCGATCGCGAAGGTTGAAGAGTCGAATCTTTCCGTCCCACATCCCGCTGCGGACCTTCGGATTGAACTTAGCGTTCGGCACCTCGAACGTAAAGTGCTCCTGCAGCTCTCTGGCAGTTGAGTCGTCGCACACGCACCTGACGTAGTTCTCGTCTATGCGGTCTATCTTAATCACGACCCACCGGTGAACCTACGCCAGTCGATGGCGTTCTTTATCTGATAGCCTCGTATGTTGATGTGCCTCATGACGTCGCTCAGGTACTCCTCTCGCTCTCTGTAAGACTCGATCTTAGAGTCGAGAGAGATCATCTCTTTATCTAGAAGAATGACTTCCTCGATCTCAGACTTAAGGACCTTAGGACCGCGGTACTGCTCGCGACCGATCTCTCTCAGCGTGTCTTCGGTGGCGGCTCCGCTGTAGTAGTCCCTCAGTTTAGCGAACGTCTTTCTACGCTCCAGCTCGAACGCGCGGCGGCGAGACCGAATCTCACTGAGGTGAGTGACGTACTTACTGTGAAGGTTGGCTACGCGAAGAGACTCGACGTCTAGGTCGTCTTTGTACTTCGAGTCGTTAGTCCACATCTCGTGAAGGTTTTCCAAAGAGAGACTCATGACCACTCCAAACTGTACAATCAACTAATACTATACTATCGACGAAATAATGTCAATAGCTATCTTACTCTCTCGATGTCGAACCTTCTATACTTAAAGCTCGCCTGGCACTCGAGGTATTCGATGTTGTCGCGAGTGCTGTCGAACGATAAGCCGCTCAGACCTATAGGAAAGCAGTCTCGAAAGAAGACGTTGATGTTGACGTTCTTGTGGCTCGTGAGTATCTGTAGAGTTGCGTCTGACTTAAAAGACGCCGCCGCACCCTCTCGATTCACTCGTGGAGCTTGACGATTAGAAAAGTTTCTAGCGACGGTGAAGTCTGGGTTGCGAGCCAGAGCCTGCATCCAGTCGTACATCTCGATCCAGTTTCGTAGGTCCTCATCGACTTTGAAGAGGACGTCGAGCTGCTGGTAGTCCAGCCGATCTCCGGTCTGAGGCATGTCGCCGAGAGGCGTCTGAATGTTGACGAATCCCGTCGTCACTCCCGGGAGGTTCGCTGTCTGACAGAAGTAGTTGACGTTTGGGAGACGCTCGATGCGGAACCTAAAGCCTACTGGCGACAGGTAGTTCGGATTGATCGGTTGTTTCTGTATCGCGCTCATGTCACTATTTATCCCATAAAAAAACTCCCTAGAAGTCGCCCTCTAGGGAGTTCTCTTAGCCTATGCGGCCAACCTTACATCAGGTTGGTGATCGACATGAAGCGGTAGTAGATGTTGGCGTTGTTGCCACCTGCAGCACCCGAGGCGACGGTGCCGTCCGCGAGACCCGTTGCGAACGGGTTGCTGACGATGCCGTACCGAGTCTTGAAGCCGATCTTCGGCTGGAAGGTGTTCTCACCCACAGCGCGGACCATCTGCAGCGGGACGTACGGGCAGTAGAACAGACCGGCGTCGAATGCGCTGGTGCCCTTGTAGCCGACGGTCGCGTACTGCTTGCTCGAGGACGAGGAGAAGTACGGATCGATGTAGACCTTGATGCGGCCGTTGAGAGTGCCGGCGAAGGTGTTGCCGGTATCGTCGACCTGAAGGTTAGCAGCGAGAGCCGGAGTGTAGTCGAGGACGCCCGCCATCTGCATGGCCGACGCGACGTCGGACGAGCAGAGAAGGACGTTACCCTTACCACGACGGGTCGACTTAGCGATCTGGTTAGCTTCGCGCTCGATCTGGAAGAGAAGACCCTTGAACTTCTCAACCATCCAGCGACCGTTGGAGTCGACGTCGAGGTTGAAGGTACCGGTGGTGTTTACGTTCTCCTGCGCGCCGGGAGTCGCCGCGTAGTTGATCGTACGAACGACCTCTCGATTGATCTCCGCGAGAATCTCAGCCGCGAGGATGTTGGAGAGCTCGGTCTCAGCGTCGAGGCCGTGGATGGCCTTGAGGTCCTGAGCCAGCTCCATGGTGTACTCAGCCTTGAGGGCGCGGGACACTGCGGTGACCGCGACCTTCTCGACCGAGAAAGCCATCTGCTGGAACGCGTTGGTCGAACCGTCACCGAGAGCCTCGGCGCGAGCAGTCGTCATACCGGTCGATACGCTGTAGCCCGTGCCGGTCGAAGCAACCGTGCGAGTCGTCGGGTCGTTGGACGACTGCGACTTACCCGAGGTTGTGTTAGCGACGATGAACTGCGACGCAGTGTTGCCACCAGCCGAAGACGAGAACGTGGTGTTCGCCTCGTTGAAGAGCGCCTCGGTACCAGACTGCGTGCTGTAGCGGCTGCGCAGAGCGAAGATCAGCCCGGTCGGACCGGTCATCGGCTGAACGCCGCAGATGTCGTACGCGATCAGGTTCGGCATCGAGCGACGAACCAGGCTGATCAGCACTGGGTCGAAGATGTCGATGGAGC